GGTGCTAACTTGCCAGAAGCCGATGTTTACCAGCGAGGCTATCACACATTGTTCTTGCGATTAGTGGCGTATGCCAAAGGTACAGGCCGAACCAATCAGTGGGTCAAGTCAGCACTAGAACATGTCGCCCGTCATAGAACCAGCGACATCTATCTAGAAATGAAAGGTCGTCGTAGAGATACATTGGGTCGAGTTTATCGCACAGTGCTAGAGCCATTGTGCTATATCGTAGGAAAAATTACTAAGTAAAAATTATGAGCCAACAACAATACAATTTAAACACAAAGACAGACTATCTATCACGTAAAATGTTCTTGGACCCAGCAGGGCCAGTTACTATTCAACGATTTGAAGAAGTAAAATATAAAAAGATCGCAGACTTTGAAACCACTGCACGTGGATTCTTTTGGGTGCCAGAGGAAATCAGTCTCAGCAAAGACGCCAACGATTTCAAAGAAGCCAGTGATGCAGTTAAACACATCTTCACTAGCAATCTGTTACGTCAAACAGCTCTAGACAGTTTACAGGGTCGACGACCGAGTCAGGTATTTGCACCAGTTATCAGTTTGCCAGAAGTAGAAGCACTGGTATATAATTGGACGTTCTTTGAAACAAACATTCACAGTCGTAGTTACAGCCATATCATCCGTAACATCTATAATGTTCCTAAGGAAGTGTTCAACACTATCCATGATACTAAAGAAATCGTGGACATGGCCAGTTCAGTGGGCAAGTACTACGATAACCTACACATTATCAACTGCCGCAAAGAACTAGGCGAAGCAATTACAGAGAAAGAGCATATCAAAGCAATTTGGATGGCGCTCAATGCCAGCTATGCCTTAGAGGCATTCCGCTTTATGGTTAGCTTTGCTACAAGCCTAGCAATGGTAGAGAATAAAATCTTTATCGGCAACGGTAACATTATCAGTTTGATTCTACAAGACGAATTACTGCACAAAGGTTGGACAGCGTTTTTAATCAATCAAGTTGTTAAAGAAGATTCACGCTTTGCTGAAGCAAGAGATGAATGCCAAATGGAAGTCTATTCTCTATACATAGATGTGATCCGTGAAGAAAAAGAATGGGCCGATTATCTGTTCCAAAAAGGACCAGTGATTGGATTGAACGCTAACATTCTCAAAGATTTTGTAGACTACACAGCTCTAACTGCTCTTAAAGAAATTGGAATCAAGTATCAGCAACCAGCACCAAAAACAACACCAATTCCTTGGTTTAACAAACACAGCGATACTCATAAAAAACAAACAGCATTACAAGAAAACGAATCAACTAATTATGTTATTGGTGTGATGAGTGATAATATTGACTATGATGCTCTTCCGGCTATATAATAAACATTATGTATAAAGCACAATTTAAACGACACTCACCATACGAATCTTGGACTACCATAGGACACTATGGCAACGAAGAATCTGCCATGTCCGCGGCCCTAAGTTATAAAAACAAAGGCATGCTAATGGTTCGAGTTACGGATAAAAATGGTGCAATCGTATTCACAGGTTAATAAAGGATAATAATGAAAGCAGTAGTATGGAGCAAATATAATTGCCCGTTTTGTGAGCAGGCCAAAGGTTTACTCAAAATGAGGAACATTGAATTTGAAGAACGTAAAATCGGAGACGGTTTTACCAAAGAAGATTTACTAGAAGCAGTACCAACAGCAAGAACAGTACCACAGATTTTTGTAAACGATCAATTAATTGGTGGTTTTACAGAATTGAAAAAATACTTAGAAGAGACAGCGGGCGGATACGGAGACGGAAGGTTATAATATGTTAATAGACAAAGGTGTAACAGTAGGTGAAGTTGTAACAATCAAGTTAACTTCAGGCGAAGAATTAGTAGCAAAATTAGTTGAAGACGGAGCAAACTACTTAAAACTAGGGCGTCCGATGGTGTTGACCATGGGTCAGCAGGGACTAGGAATGGTTCCATATCTTTTTACAGTCAGTCCAGATAAAGACGTAAAATTAAACAGAGCCACTGTAACAGTTGTTGAAGCATCTGCCAAGGAATTTGCCGACGCATATACACAGCAAACCACGGGTATTAAACTGGTGTAAATAGTAGTATGCCAACACCAACCATTGCCCCAAATCCAGCAGCGGCTAACACTCCCAGCGGACCATTTAGCCCAACTGCTCACACACATCCATTTACAGCAGTTACAGGACTGCGATTTGGAACTAACGGTCGTGTTGAACCTGTTTATGATCCCTATAACGTTTATGCGAACGGAGTACTAGTTGCCCTTTACAATGCTGCAACTACCGCAGGTACAGCATTAAAAACTGCTCGTGTTCCGGTACCACCTGTAACAATTGTTCAAGCAGTTCAAAACGTCGAAGGCGATGACGATAATACCTTAGGTAAAGCCGAAGCTGATCGATATCTAGCAGAAGGTAAAATTACCAAGCAAGAATATGATACCTTAACTAAAGAATATAAACCGGCAGGTACGGGAGTTCCGCCTGTGGCTTCAAAACAGGGTAATACCATTACTGTAACTGGCACAGCATTTGCCTATGACACAGTATTAACACCGGGAGGAACTACTCTCGGAGATATGATTAAAAAAGTAACATTTCCGCGAACCATTGATCAATTAAGTCAAGGCTACCCAGGAATGACTCCTGCGCAGATTGTCAATAATTTAGCCAACCTTGCACTAAACATCTATGAACCGTTAAAGAAACAATATCCGAAAGTGTTTATGACTAACAGCTTCCGTCACGGTGCTTCGATCGGTGGCGGTCAGCACGGCACAGGACAGGCGGCCGATTTTCAAGTACGAGGATTGAACAGTCATGATTACTTTGATGTTGCGGTATGGATCAGCAAAAATCTTCCGTACGATCAATTGCTGTTAGAATACCTCCCCAGCAAAACTGTTTGGATTCACTGTAGCTATGCTATTCCGGGATTGCCCACAGGCGGGTTAAGTGTTACTAAATCGAAACCACAGAACAGATTAGCAACATTAAATGGTGCTGCCGGCGGAAAGTTTACACCAAATTTACACTCAGACCTCATTGTGTCGGCGGTGCCAAGTAAAATAGTAGCGGCATAATATGAAGAAACTTCTTTGGAACTCATTAGGCTTTCTAAGCCTTGCACTAGCCTATATCGGCTTTATCACCCCAGGAATACCTTTTAGTATATTTTTAGTCTTTTCGGCATACTGTTTTGCCAAAGTTAATCCTAAAATGCATGCATGGTTATACAATCACAAATGGTTCGGTCCGTTTCTAACCAATTGGGGTGAGAAGCGTATATTTCCTAAGAGCGGCAAGATACTAATGATAGTGGTAATGGAGTCATCATTAATCATTATGTGGTTTACTACACAAAATCTTAAAGCTGTAATTTATACAGGTATTACTATGTTGTTGGTTGCTATCTGGGCTTGGAGATTTCCAGCAACCAAGGAAGAATGGCAACGCAGAAAAGATAATGGCGAGAAAATCGGATGGCTAAAATAACCCTTGAAGAATTAATAGATGTAGCATTTGCTCATGAAGAAGGTGACCCATTTGAATGGGGAATTTTTAGTCAAGGCAAAGAACAAGCAATGACAACGATAGGTACAAGTATTTTGGAAATGTTTGACAAAGACGTTATTAACGATGCTGATCGATTAATACTTTTGGCTACGATTACCAAATTAAGCACAGAGAACATGATTCTCCATTCAAAACTCTTGACACAGCTCAAAAAAAAATAGTTAAATAACAGTATTGTTGTAATTCCTTCAAAGCGAAGGCATGTTGGACGAGGGTTCGAATCCCTCCAGGTCCACCAAAAGAGGATATGTTATGCAAAAATGTACAGTATGTGACGTAATAGTAATAACACTGTTAATATTTCTCATTGTATTACATTTCTTTTTTTGATGGGCCTGCATTTGGTTTCGACAGCGTGAGATAGTAGAGACGGCAACACGAGAGACGACTGACGTTATCAGCGTAAATCCATAAATGCAGAAGAAAACGCATTTGACTTTGCAGCTCTAAGCTTCACAGGTAACACTGTTAAAGGCTCTAGAGTTGCTGTAGCAGCCTAAGAAACTGCCAGTCCGGGGTAGTTATACCTTGTAACCCAAAATAGCAGAAGTGGCCTCCGGGCCACTTTTTCTTAACTTTTAATCATGTAATAATATATAATAGTGAATGACACTAGTCATTATTTTAAAAGGAATCAATATGAAAAAATTAGCAATCGCATCTTTGTTGGCATTAGCCGCAGTTTCAGCAAGTGCTGTTGAAGTTGGAGTTAATGGCAGCTATGACATGGGTGGTTCAACTGATCGTCCAGGTGCAGGCTTTACCGTTGGTGAGAAGTTTGGCAAGTTTGGCGCAACCGCTGGATTTGATCGTTATACCAAAGGTACAGATACCAGCAAGTACAGCTTAGTTGGTTC